GTTTAGTCCACCGTTCGTTTGTGCCCTGTCCTGACCCTCGCCAGTAGGCGACAGGCTGATTGCCTGCCATCTTAACTACAACGAAGTGGTGTGATGGTTCTGTGTAGGTTGGTTCTTGGTTGCGTGGCAGTAGTCGCTGTTTGATTTCTAACAGGATTTCTATTGATGGGCGTGTCGCTATGAACTTGATTAGTTTGTGGGTCATTGCTGTCTTTCGGGTAAATTGCACGCATTAGGAACGCATTAGAGCGTTTCAAAACGGTGGGTATGGTATGTGGGTGCGGTCAGTTTCGTCGTCTAGTTCGGCAGTTTTGTAGTCTTCGAAGTCTTCTACCGTGAATGGTACTTCGCGATTGTTTTGATTGAGTTGTCGGACTGCTCGGACTATCTGCTCGTTTAGTTCTGATTCGTTCGGTGCGTACTCGCCGTCACCGAGGTAACCCCAGTAGGTTTCGCCTGTGTCTAGGTTCATGGTTGCACCGTCGGGGAACTTCTCTCGTTCGGTTTCGACATCGTGATACCACAGTTGGTTGTCTGCGTCGTAAGTCAGGATGTAGTGGTGGACTGTTGGTTGTTGTTTCATTGTGTTACCTCTTCTAATGTTTCTTCTTCGCACGACAACACATCGGACTCCGAATTGTTAAGGTGTTTCTTTTCGCTGTCGTATCCATTGTCTGCCCAGTTTTGGTAGGCGTCCTCTTTGTCTTCGCCTTGCACCCAGTAGGTTGTGTACTCGGCGGTGTATGCGGTTATCTTAAATGTTTTCATTGTGTTACCTTTCGTTTGGCTGTCCCGTTCATGTCATATTGTCCTATCTCTACCCAGTTGGATGTATCGGTGGACAGGTATCCGTCTGCGTCTATCGTCTGCGGATAGGCGACTGCGTATATCGTTCTTGGTTTGTGTCCGACTGAATGGATGTTGATATCCCACTTGTCATTGAAGCAGTAGAACTCATCCATCCCTTCGTATGCTTTGTCGTTGGCGACTAGCGCGTTGATGTAGCCCTGTGTGAAGGCTTGCAGTAACGCGAGTTCGCTGTCCGCTATTTTGATAGTTGGTGTGTCTTGCATTGCTCCTCTTTCCATTCAAGGTATTTGATGTAGTTGGTGTCTAGTTCTGTGGCGTCGAGGTCGTTGAACCTGCACCACCGTTCGTATGACATTTGATGTGTTGGTAATCTCATTGCTGTCCCTTCGTTGTGTTTACTTTGTTACTTTGATGTCGCTTGGTTCAAACATGATGTCAATCACTTCCAAACCTGCGTACTTTCCCTCTGTGTTTATGAAGCCCACAAAGATGAAGTCTCCCTCATCGTCTGAGCCAATCTCTGAGATAGTGCCAGTCCGCCCACAGTATGCGTGAAACTGATTGGTGACTATTACTTTGTCTCCTTCTTTCATTGCTGTCCCCTTTCGTTGTTGTGTGTGTCGGTCTTACGACCTTGTGGGTGTCGGGGACTTGAACCCCGATGTCTGCCAGTCACCCGACCTACTTAAATACAGAACTCAATTCCATCCAAGAACCTCAACTGAACTGGCTGTCCAGTCTTGGTGTCCATCCCTTCTATTCTTACCGTGCCGTGCGCTTTGTGATGTGTTACTTTCGTAACGGTCATTGCATCATCACCGAATGCTTCGGTTTTGATTACCATTCCGATAGGCAACTTTGCTACTGATATTGTTTCCCTTTTCATATTCACCCCCGTTCCCCTTTCGTAAGTTGTATCTATACTGTATCACACTTAGTTACCCTTGTCAAGTACAATCTTTGTGAACTTCGTCACACTGTAAGGTACGCCTAACACAAACAACTGTTCGTACTGTGACCTGCGTCACAATGTTAGGCTGACCTAACACAAACACCTGTTCGCCAAACATATGTTCGCTTAACCCTTTCGTGCTGTCGGGTGATTCGCTTTGCTTCGCTCCCTCTGCACCTGCTTCCAAGTGCTAATCGCAAAAGGTGTAACCCATAACAGGCAAACCCCAACGAAAACAAGCACACTCAATACTTCATTCATCATTACTCACCCCCTCGCCTTCTCTCACTCGTTCATCGTGGCATTGCTCACAAAAGTATGAGCCGTCTATCGGGTCACAATAAACCTCGTAACTGTATTGGGCGCAGTCGTAACACTTGCGTAAGACATCCATCGCTGATTGTCTCATCCCGAAATCCTTATCTCAAACTCATCTTTATTTATATAGTGAAAAGTATCTGACGCATTACACATCGCTTGCTCTTCGTCTTCGGCTTCAACAAGCACCGTACAAATTGTCATAACCGAATGCTCCTCTTCCGCTTCGTCAGAATCGTTGGCTTCTACCGTGTTCTCGTAAGGGTTTATTTGTTTCGGATATTGTGCACCATTTTTACACAAGTTCCAAGCCACCAAACGCTCATCGTTTACTTCGCCCTCTGCTAGTTCCGCATCGTCATATTCAAAGTCGCGTCCACGATATGCGCCGTCGTAGAATTCTTGTCTGATTATTTTGACTGCTTCTTCTTCTGACTTTGCATATATCTTTTCTAAATTCCATACTGATACGCTGTAGATATTCATTAGTAACTCCTGAATATGTAGTCGTTACCCATACCATCCGAGACTGTCCAGAAGTCCCCGCCGAGTTCCCAGTCGCGGGCAACTGCGTCATAATCTATATAACTTTCAAGATGTTTCGGGACTTCGTTCGTTTCTAGAAAAGTTTCCTCTACATAATCCTTGAATGGCATACACCCGACATATGAGTCTTCAAAACTAGAGAACCTATCTCCCCAGTCGTCTTCGTTTAGTTTGCTTTGCTCTTCGTGTTGGTTGTATAGGTAGTGACGGAACGCTTCCATTGGGTCGCCTTCGCCGAAATAATGTTCTAACAAATACTCTTCATATGTATATAGTTTTTCTGTTTCTTCTGTAGTTTCCATTGCTTGCCCCTTTGTTTGTTGTTGTTTGTTTATTGATTAATGTCTACAATTTCAAGCACCTGCACGGCGGTGCTCGCGTGCCAAGTTTCGCCTTCGCCTGCTATCGGGCGCACCTTGTAATCAAGATGCCCATAGCGAGAGCGTGCATCAAGAATGGTGACCACAAACTTTAGTGCTGTCCCCGATACTGAGAGCAAGCCGTGTCTGCCTATGTTCTCCTTTAGTTCTTCCGCGCTAGTCATCGCTCCCCGTTTCCTCTTCGTCTTTTGTTGTGTTAAGTATCGCGTTTACTATTTGCTCTTTTGTTGCGGTCATTGGTAGTGCGACCGTTGGCTGGTCAAAACCGATTCCCATTATTATTATCTGTCCCATTGTGTTATCCCTTTCGTTATGTTGATATGTACTACTGTACTACACTTAGTTAGTCTTGTCAAGTCTAAAGAGTGTGTCATTTGTCACTCTTCATTTCCCCGACATACTCGCCTACCTTGTAAGCAAGATAGATTACCGCGCCGAGTGCGAACATTACTATTCCCACAAAATTATCATCTACTATCATTAGAACCCCTTTCGTTGTGTCACTAAACTGTTGTCTAGTAATCGTGCCTATTTGGGATTGAACCCCACGCCCTAAGCGATAGGCTAACCTCGCTTTATTCTTCGTCTTCGTCGTCTTCCGCGAGAACCCCATCAGGCAGTTGTATTGAGGGAAAGTACACTACCGCACTATCGCGCCCCATACTATCGCCACGGAATTCTGCTCTAATCAACATCTCAGCCAAAGTGTTCGCTTCGGCTGAATCGTGCTCAGATAACATAATCCCTAGAAGAAGAAAAGTTTTCGCTTCATCTTCCGAAACTATCGCTAAACATTCCTCACCATACATAGCCTGACCTGAGTAGCGCCTAATTTCGGCGTCCACTTCAAGGCACTCTTGTAGTGTCTCGTATTCTTCTTGCGTTAATTTTCGCATTCTTGCCCTTTCGTTGTTGTTGTTGTCTTTCGTCCCGTGTCCGAATTGAATCGGCACGCCCAAGGCGCACGGGGATATCTTTAGAATTCAAATTCTGTGACAGTTTCCCAATAATCATCACCGAATTCTAAACTGCTTTGAACTGCGATGTAAGAGAGTGTCCCGTATTCGGTCTCTCTACCTAACATTTTGTTGAACCATGATTCGGCTAGTTCTTCGGCTAAATCTTTGTCTGTTGTATTCCTCGCCGAGACTATATGCCTATCTTCGTTGGTGATTATGGTTCTGTATATCGTTTTCGTTAGCATTCTTTCCCCTATCTGTTGGTTGATGTTCTTCGGTATCGCTACCTTGTGCCTAGTGTCGCTATGATGCGACTACCCCCAAAAGGCTAGGCGATAACCCTAAACTAGATAACCCATTCCAATCCGTCTTCATCCATTCCGCAAGCGGTAAAGAATCGGGCACGGTTGAATCGTGGATTATCTAACTCGCATATGCACGACAACGAATCGGCGATGCTCGCAATAGTGGCAGAATTTAAACCGTCATCGTTTTGACGATGCTCTTTCACCATCTTTGCTAGTTTTTCGTAATCTTTCTTAGTCATGTATTCCCCTTTGTTTTATTGGTTTATTTCCTTACACCTACAAGGTTAGTGGATAAACAACCCCATTGCAACCACCAAACACAACAATTCTAATGTGACACTTGTCACATTGTCAGGCAAACCTAACAAACCCCGACACGGCGAAAGATGTTAGGCGACCCTAACAAATAATTACTACTATCGGGGTAGGGTTATTTTTTTGTGGCTGGGTGACTACTCTCGGTGAAGAGAACACTTGTTTGGCGAACATATGTTCAAGAAAACACAAGCACACAAGCACAAACACACTTTCGCAAACGCACGAACTAGGGCATGTGCCGCGAGACCCCACCCACATACATAGATATACTGTTTTTGTATGGTCACACTCTAGAAAAAAAGGGCAAAAAAAGAGGCGTTGGTGGGTTGTGTTTTGGTGGCGGGGGGTGTGGGTTTTTTGTGGGTTGGTTTGTGTTTTGTTGTGGGCAAGCCGCTTGCGGCGCGGCAGTGTTTTTTGGTTGGGTCGCTGAGATGGGTGTTTGCTTTCCCCCCACGTTTCACCCTTGAGGGTTGGTAGCCGTTAGCCAAAGTTTTAGCCGACACCATGTTTGAACTTGTACGTTGTTCACGCTGCTCCTTCACATGACATGAAGGTCTACCCCAGTTCCCTGGTGTTGATGCCCCGCACCTTGCAAGTGGTGTACAGCCGTGAAGATTACTGTTTGTTTGCCGTCTTCCCGACGGGTGTGATGTCGAGTGTAGTTGACATTTTTTTTGTTTGCAACTATCTTGTGATAATATTTTTTGGTGGGTACTCGCCGTAATGTTTCGTCTGCGGATAAGGCACGGTTTTTTCAGGCGATAGCGGCGGGTTCAAGTATTTTGGATGCTTCACGTATTTCTGGTATCCATGTGAATACTGGGTCGAGGTGGCTAAAAAATTCGAAGGCTGTGCAGGCTCGCCGTGAGGACGCCGATTTTCATGCACGAAAACATTTACGTGACCAGGGTGGTGTGCAACGGGATTATGATAACGATTTGAGTCAGGCAGCAGATTTGCCGCCCGCTGTACCGTTAGACAGGTTGTGTGACGCGGCTAAGCGCGGGTTGCAGGATTTCGATTTTTTTAGAAAATACTATTTGGGTAGGGTTCCGTCGCCGTGGCAGGTAGAAGCAGCAGTCACCCTTGTCGAGTTGTTGGAGGCTGAAGAAAAAGAGTTCGTTGTGTTGAATGTGCCGCCAGGTGCAGGCAAATCAACCCTGTTTCACGATGTGGCTGTGTGGGCAATAGTACGCAACAGGGCTATCCGAGTAATGATTGGCTCCATTTCGCAGGCGATGGCTAAACAATACTCGCGACGCATCAGAGAAACCTTGGAAAGACCTGCACCTATACAACCTGACCCAGAGTTAGTTAAGAAAGGGTTAGCGGTTAACGCCGAAGGATGCCTTTCTATTGACTACGGTAGGTTCAAACCATCTGATAAAGGTGCTTTGTGGCGGGCAGATGAGTTCATTGTTGAACAATATGACGGCAACGGGTTAGATAACAAAGAACCAACCGTCCGTGCGTACGGTATCGACGCCGAATTCATCGGACACCGAGCAGACCTATGCCTATTTGACGACGTTGCATCTACTGAGAACTGTCGTGAGTCTGTTGCCCGCGACAAACTTTTAGAAAGATGGGACTCGATGGCTGAAGCACGATGCGACCCAGGTGGTTTACTCGCAGTAATCGGACAAAGACTCGGCTCAGGCGACTTGTACGCCCATTGTTTAGCAAAAGTAACATACGACGTCGAAGAAGAAGACTACGATGGGTCAGATGTTACCTTGCCTGAACACATCGCAAATAAAGAACCCACCAAGTCATCGAAATATAAACACATTATTTATCAGGCATACTACCCAGATTTGGATAGTGGTCCTGCGTCACGAAAAATCACCGCCCCTGCATACCCTAACGGACCCCTACTCGACCCTAAACGACTTTCATGGAAAGATTTATCTTATCTGCGATACAACTCGCCCGAAAAATTTAGAATAATCTACCAACAAGAAGACCTAGCCGACGAAGCATATCTGATAGACCGCACATGGATAACAGGCGGCATCGGAGCAGACGGCGTACTTTACCAAGGGTGCATAGATAACGAACGCCACCACGGAATCATCCCCCCAGGATTAGCCCCACCCGTAATCTCGATAGTTGCAGTAGACCCATCCCCAACACAATTTTGGGCGCTCATCTGGATACTTTACCAGCCGACAACAAACCTGTACTACGTCATAGATATCGAACGGGTCAAACTCACCGCCGAAGAACTCCTCGGATACAACACCACAACCAGCGAATACTCAGGAATAATGGAAGATTGGCAAAACAGGTCAATGCAACTCGGCTACCCGATATCACATTGGGTGGTAGAAATCAACGCAGCACAAAGATTCCTGTTAGCACACGACTTCGTACGCAAATGGCAGGCGTTACACGGAGTGAACGTACTCCCGCACACCACCACCCGCAACAAACTCGACGAAAACATGGGCGTAGAAGCCTTACTCC